AATCCTTCCTCACGCCCGACGCCAGCACCCCCAGCTACCCCTCCAAGGCCGCGCGAACCGCCCGCGCCACCTGCCGCCCGGACCGCTGCAAAGCCCCCGCAGCCTCCCCGGCACCGGCATGCACCGCAATCGTCACCCGCACGTCTCGCGCCCCGCCGCCCGGCACGGCCGCCTCCACCCGCCCGCTCGACGACGGCACGAACAGCTCCGGCCCGCGCTCGCCGACGACATAGCCACGCCCCGGCGACACCGGTCCGCCGGTCGCCCGACCCGGCAACCCGGCCAGCCCCGCCAGCGTTCCCCCCAGCGACGCGCCACCGGTGACTGATCCGATCCCGCTGCGCACCGCCGCCCGCGCGATGTCGGCAAGCACCCCCAACGCCACGCCCTTCAGCTCCTCGAACCCGAACTTGCCAGACCGCACCGATCGCAACAGCGCCCCCTCGATCGCCCGGCCGGCCCGCTCCGCGCCTGCGCCCAGCGATCCCTCCAGCGTACCGCGCATCGCTTCCACCTCCCGCGCGAACCCCGCGGTGTCGGCACGCACGCCGATCACCATCCGCTCCACCTCATCCATCCGGAAACGCCTCCCGCATCGCCGTCAGCGTGGCCGCATCGGGCGGCGTCACCGCCGCCGCCGCGCCCCCGCTCGCCGCCATCACCACCGCCGCCAGTTCGGCCGGCGTCGCCTGCCAGAAGGCGTCCGGGCTCCACCCCAGCACCGCCCCGGCAAACCCCGCCAGCCGTACCGCTCCCTCGGCAAACGCCGTCACCGCCCCGCCAGGATCTGGCCGAGCAGCACGCGCAGCACCGGCGTCACCTGCGCCAGCCCCAGTTGCACCACCGCCTCGCCCAGCCGCTCGCGCGTCATCCCTTCCGGCAGGTCGCGCAGGCAATGCCACAGCAACGCCACCAGTTCGCCCAGTGACAGCCTGCCGTCCGCCGCCCGCTCGACCAGCGCGAACAGCGGCCCCAGTTCCCCCTCCGCCGCGACGAGCGCCGCGAACGACGGCCGCAACACCAGATCGCATCCGTCGACCCGCACCGCGCACTCCCCCCGCGCGGGGTTGGCGCCGCTCACGCCACCACCACCGGCCCGGAACTCTCCAGGCTCAGCGTGTAGGATCGCTCCCCGTTGAAATCGCCGGCATAATCCAGCCGCGTTACCAGGAACCGCCCGGTCATGCTGTCGCCGCTCTCGAAGCTCAGCCGGTAATCGTCCAGCACCCCCGACAGTGCGCTCGCCTTCACCCGCGTCTCCGCGGCGGACCCGGTGAACACGCCTGCCCCCGACACGCTGACGCTGCGCACCCCCGCGCCCGACAGCAACTGCCGCCAGCCGCCGGAATCCTTGCTGGTCACCACCACCGCCTCGCCGTTGACGCTCAACTGCGTCGTGCGCAGCCCCGCCACCGTCGCGAACGCCGGCACCGCCGCGCCGTCCCCGACCTTCAGCAGGAACGCACTGCCCCGTTCCACCGCCATGTCATGTCTCCCCTAGTTGCTGCGGAACATCCGCACCGCGAACACGCTCGTCGCCGTCCAGCGTTCGCCCTTGCCTCGCGCCACCGCACTGCGGACCAGCCGCACCGCGGTCACCCGCCATCCCTCGCCAAGCAGCGCCGGTAGCGTCGCCATCGCCGCCTCGACCTCGCCGAGCAGCGCGCGCACCCGCTCCGGCGACACGCCACCGTCGATGCACGCCACCGCCACGCTCCCGCTGCGCCCGGCGACCCCCACCGCGTCGCCCGCCGCCAGCACCGGATCGTCGACCACCACGTACGGCATCGCAGCGCGCACCGGCGGCGCATCGAACACGCGCCCCAGCCCGGCGAGATGCGCCACGACCGCCGCGTGCAGCACGCTTCCCGCGCTCACAGCCGCATCCTCCGATACGGCCGCCACAGCGCCGCCACCGCCGCCGGCGGTTCGGTGTCCCCCTCGCGATGCTCGAACAGATGCGCCGCCAGCAGCACCACGCCCTGCGCCACCGGTTCCGGCAACGTATCCCAGTCCGCCGCCAGCCCCGCAGTATAGCTCACCGCCACCCGGCTCGCCGCCCCCGGCGCGGTCACCCGCACCCAGCCGACGCCGCCCGCGTCGATATCCACCGCATAGGCGCCCACCGGCAGCCCGACCGGCCCGGCGATCGCGCGCACCGGCAGCGCGCTCAGCCGCTGCCAGTCGCGCCCTGCGCCGATCACGTCCTCGCACGCCCGCACGATCAGCTTTTGCCCGCAGAACGCCTCGGCCAGCGCGAGCGCCGTCCCCGCCCCGTGCGTCAGCACCGCATCGGGCGCCGCCCCGATCCGCAGATACGTCCCCGCCGCAGCCGCGGCCGCCGCGACCACCCCGACCGGCATCGCCGCCCCACCCATCAGCCTGTCCCCCATCAAAAGGGCGCCCCCGCCACACCGACGGGGGCGCGATCCGCCATCAGGCGACGGCGAACTTCAGCAGCTTGATCGCCTCGCTGTCGGCGACGCAGCCGCCGATCCGCCGGGTCGCGTAGAAGCTGACGAACGGCTTGTTCGAATAGGGATCGCGCAGGATCGCGGTCTCGCTCCGCTCCGCGATCAGATAGCCGGCGCGGAAGTTGCCGAACGCGATCGCGAACGCATTCGCCGCGATGTCCGGCATGTCCTCCGCCTCGACCACCGGATAACCGAGCAGCATCGCCGGCTGCCCGCCCGCCAGGCTCGGCTGCCACAACGGCATGCCGTCGTTGCTCTTGAACTTGCGGATGCGCGCCAGCGTGCTGGCGTTCATCACCCAGCTCGCGCCCTGCCGGTACGGCGCCCGCAGGCTCTGCACCAGATCGACCAGCCGCTCGTCGGGCGCGCTGCCGAAATCGCTCGCCGCGCCGGAGGGCAGATATTGCAGCGTCCCCAGCGGCCGCGCACCGTCCTTCGCGGTCGCCGTCGCAGCGGTCAGGAACCCCTTCGGCCGGTTCACCCCCGTCCCGTTGACGAACGCCGCCCCTTCCGCCTTGGCGAATTCGGCCGCGATCTCGCCCGCCAGCCAATCCTCGACGTCGAACGCCGCATCGTCCAGCATCGCCTGACTGGCGGAGGGATTGGCATACAATTCCCCCATCGGCGGCGCCAGCTCGGCGAACACCGGGCTCGCCGTCTCCGGCCGTGCCGCGGTTTCCGCCGCCCAGCCCGACGGCGTCCCCCCGGTGGTGATGAGCTTGCGATACCCCGCCGACCCCACCTTCACCACGTTGGCAATGGCCCGGATCGGCGATGCGCTCTTCAGCACCCGCGCGATCTCCGCATCGATCTCGCGCGGCACCGCAAAGCCGCCCGCATCCCCCGTCACCCCGGTGAACGCCTTCATCTCCAGCGTCGTCCCCGCCCTGACGAACCCCGCAAAGGCTCCGTCGTCCTGCACCAAGCGCGCGCCATCCAGCGCCGGCCGTTCGATCACGTCCACGTCATTCTCCTCGTTGAAAATCGTTCGGGATCAGCCGATCCGGTCGATCCGCGCCAGCGGCTGCATCGGCACCGCCACCAGGCTCACCTCGGCCAGCGCCACGCGCAGCAGCTCGCGCCGCGCCCCCTGCCGCACGTCCAGCGCGCGATACCCCACGGACAGCCCGTCGAGCGCCCGCCCGCCGACCAGCGCCGCCACGCCCGGATCGTCGATCACGCCCTCGACCCGCAAGCCCCGCGCATCCTCGGCCAGCGCGACGATCCGCCCGACGGGACGCCCCCGATGCTGCCACAGCAACGGCACCGCCCCCGCCCCCGCAAAGGCCCCCGCCCGGATCACGTCGCCCGCGCGGTCGACCCGCCCGAACACCGCGGCGTATCCCCGAAAGCTGACCGGGCAGCTCACTCCAGCCACCCGCGAAAGCCCAGCTTCACCGCCAGCCCGGTCAGCACCAGCGCCCCCAGCAGCCGCACGCACCACCCCGCCGCCGCCTTCCACACCGAGCGCTTGGCATCGCGCCACGCGCTGAGCAGGTCGCGCAGCTCGGCCAGGTCCACCCGCGCCGCCTCGTCCGCCAGTCCCAGCCGGGTCAGCGCCCGCGTCGCCGACAGCTCGCCCGCCTCCTCCGCCACGGCGCGCATCGTCGCCAGGTCGGCGCCCTCGCGCGCCGCCTGCACCATCAGCTGCGCCAGCACGTCGCTGCTCATGCCCCCACTCCCACCATCCGCCGCTTTTCCTCGACGGACAGGAAGTCCGCCGCGGCGACGCTTGCCCACAACCGCTCGCGATCCTCGGCCAGCGCCGACACCGCATTCAGGTCTACCGCCAGCGCCGCCCCCTCGAACCAGCCACCCAGGCCCTGCGCCAGCCCGCTCAGGATCGTGTCCGCCAGCGGCAGCACAGTCAGCCGCCACAGCGCGCGATTGGCCTCGCGATAATTGGCATAGGTCGCATCGCCCGGCAGCCCGAGCAGCATCGGCGGCACCCCGAACGCCAGCGCGATCTCGCGCGCCGCGCCCTCCTTCAGCCCGACGAAGTCCATGTCGGCGGGCGACAGCGACAGCGCCTGCCAGCGCAATCCCCCCTCCAGCAGCATCGGCCGACCGGCATTGCCCGCGCCGGCGAACCCCGCCTCCATCTCCGCCTTCAGCCGGTCGAACTGTTCGGGCGACAGCGCCGCGCCATCGCCGGGGTCGTAGACGAGGGCCCCCGATGGCCGCGCCGCATTGTCCAGCAGCGCCTTGTTCCACCGCCCCGCCGCATTGTGCACCGCCACCGCGCCCGACGCCGCGCCCAGGCACCCCATGCCGTAATGGTCGTCGACCGGATTGAAGCTGCGGATGTGCACGACATCGGGCCGCGGCCCCTCGGCATCCAGCCGCGTGGCGCGCTCGCCGACCGTGTAGAGATACGCGGTCGGCCATCCGCCCGCATCCACCTCGACGCTCACCCGCTCCGGCCGCAGCGCATACAGCGCCGCCGCCGCCCCCTCGGCATCGCGCAGCACCTGAAGATAGGCGTTGCCGTGCAACAGCAGCTGCGCCGCCACCGTCTCCAGCAACGCCTGCCCGCCGGACCGCGCCCGCACCAGCGCCAGCACTTCGGGAGTGCTGGCGGTCAGCGGTGCAGCGCAGACGCTTTCCGCCACCAGCTTGACCGCCCGCTGCGCGATGGCGTTGCCGGCGAACCCGTCCCGCACCTGCGCCTCGTACGACCGCGGCCACTCCCCCAGCGCCACGCCCGACCCGGCGCGCGACAACGCCGGCCGCCCGCCTTCGCGCGGCGCCTTCCACCCAAACAACCGCATCATGATCTCCCCGAAAATCCTCCCCGGCACGGGGGGGGCGACCGCTGCCGAAGGCCGCGGTGGAGGGTCGGTCGCACGGACCGCCCGATGTTCGATTCACGCAAAGACGCAAAACCGCGAAGACAGCCGGTTCACGCGGCGACGCGGAGACGCGGAGAAAAGAGAGAGAGAGAGAGAGAGAGAGAAAGAGGGCAGAGAGCTTC